GCGCGGAGAAAGTGGAAAACATAGATTTGTAGAAGTTGAAAATCTAAACATCATAACTCACACGAAATCTTTTAAATGCCCCTACCAAGTAGGACAAAAGATTTTTTGCAAAGAGAGCTTTGCGGAGGTCGAAGTTGGTGCTGGAATGGGTTATGTCAGCGGAAAACAAACGCTTTACAGGGCGGTTGATGATTATGATGTTAAATGGAAACCAGCCCAATACATGAAGCAAGAACATTCACGCCTAACCCTGCTGATTAAAAAGATTAGAGTGGAACGCTTGGGAGAGATTAGTGAGGAGGATTGTGACAAAGAAGGAGTAGGATATACAGGCGGTTGGAACGGTATAGATTATGATGACGGCGAATTTTATTTTGGAAAATTGGCATGCAGTGAAGATGAAATGAGTTGGAAAAATGAGATGTTTGAATATCCAGATTTAGCGTTTGCTGATAACTGGAACGCAACCCACAAAAAACCAGAAGAGAAGTTTGAGGCTTCGCCTTGGGTTTGGTGCATCAGTTTTTCAGTTATTAACAATTAATTAAAAAATAAAATATGAAAAAACTGCTACACTCAATATTCCCAGCCCTAAAAAAGCGCGCTGAATTTAAGAGAAAAATTAATGGATTTTTTGATAATTGGAAAGTCGGAAAATATCATGCAGTCAAAGGCCCTTATATCCTATGGATTGGTGATGATTTTTATTCAGCTTTTAACGACGAGGGTAGTGCTGAGTTTCTTTCAGTTTTTTCCGAATGGGAAAGAAAATTATTGTGGAAAGAGGCGATGAAAGCTAAATCTTCAAAAGAAGGTATGGCGCGCGAGGCAGTTAATAAAGAATTTAATTTATGATAAACAACTAAAAACTTATGACTAAAACATTACAAGAAATACAGGAAGAGAATCGTAGGTTGATATTGGAGGGCTTGCATAGTTGCGACTACGAGGAGGCTTTAAAAAAAGAAGAGGGAGGCGATTGTTGCTATCTTTATTCAACTCCATATGGTGATTTAGAATTAAAAGGCCCAGCAGAAGCTTATGGATATAATAGAGAAAAACACCACCATAACGCATTCGTCAAGAAAATCATCGGTAGGTCGCTTACGCTTAATAGAGTACTTTTAGCTTTAAAAAAAACAAATATTACTAAAGAATATTCGGGACAAACTTTTGAAATTAAATTAGTGAAAGGGGCTTGTGAAAGCGAAATTGATATTGTCCATGATTTTCTTGGTTTGGGATTTTATAATTTTGTGCGCTGGGATTTGACTAAAGAGGCCCTAGAAATCCAGTCAGAAGAAACGCAAATAGCAATCAACAAATTACTAACAGCATGACCAACATTAAACAATCAATGCAAAACCTAATAGAATACGGCACGCAAGCGAAATTCTACCAAGGCAATAGAGATATATTCTTGCGCTATTTCGATAGCTTACAACAATATGAAGCTTTAATTGCAGCGGGAAGTTTTAAGAAAATGGAAGAGATAATCAAGGCTAATAGTGAGTTTAGTCTTGAGAGGTTTATTAATAATGAAAACAAATAATGTATGACAAATAAAAAATTGCCTGTAGTTGGGTGTAGATATAGAAATAAAAACCGCGAAGAATGGACTTTTGCAAACGAAGAGCCGCGTTATTTTCGTTTCATAGGCAATCTTGCTCAAGATTCGGTTCTGTATATAAGAAAGCATCTAATGTGGCAAGTATTTGAAGAAATACTTGAAACCAAGGAAGTAGAAGAAGACTGCCCCGCAGAACAAGCAGCGGAAGAGTGGAATACTACTGAAATTAAGGAAGAGCCTAACTTGCAACAAACCGAACAAGCGCAAGCAGCTGAATCTGTATTGTCGGATGAAGTGAAGAATGCGATGAGTGATCTTGGATATTTCATGACAAACTACTTAGGAGGTTGGATCACAGTGGAGTTTAAGCAGAAAGAGGAGGGTCCTAATATTATGTATGTCCTTTTTAGTAAAGCACGAGATCTTCTCAACTCTTTAAAATCTATGGATAAGTCTAATATACCAGAGAAGGGGGATTGTGGTATAGTGTAAGATACCAAAGAAGAATCTCCATTGTCAGAACTTGAAAAATTAGATCTACTGAAGGATATGGATTCGTTTACGGCAATATATTGAATAACTTAAAAACAAATAATTAAATATATGACAACTTTAGGAGTAAAAACAATATTCACTTTTTTGGCAGAAAAAAACAATGCAGATATTATTTGTGTTTCTGATGATAAGGGGGGGGGTTATTGAAATTCAATGTTTATTGCCAGAGCATGATAAGCAACATTTTCTAAATCTTTTGGCTGAAAAAAAGATAACTCGTGGCTGTGAATTAATTACGATCGCATCAAAAGGAAAGCAACGAGCATATGGGAAAAGAGTAATTACGCATATTCTAAAAATATTGCCTGCAAAGCAATTTGATTTAGAGGATTTTATTTAACAAAAAACAATGAAACTAATAAATAGAGAGCCAATTGGCAGGACAAGATTTTTAAAATTAGAGAAAATACTAGCTCTACACTATCCATCAAGGCAGAAGAAAACATCTATTGATATATCCAGTTTGGCTAAAGACCTAGGAGTTGATTATGGAGTAATGTATACCAATTGGAGAAGAGCCTCGACGATGCCAGTTTCGTTTGAAAAGTTAATTTTGGAATTAATTAATAATAATTTAGAATATGAAAAAATCAATTAAAAAATCAAAAAGAAAGTTTAGGAATTGTAGCAATTTTATTAAATTGCTTTTAATGCCAAGCCGTTGATTTAAAGGCTGCAATATGTCAAGCTTTTTATTTCCAATAATTCAAAAAATAATGCTTGCTATATAAATATTTGTAATTTATGCTATACACAACAATTACACAATTTTAAATAAATAAATGAAAGGAGAAAATAAGAAAAGAGTAAATATTTGCCTTACTCCTTCTCTTTTAAAAAAAGGAAAAAAAGCGGCAAAGAAAAGAGAATTAAGCTTGTCTCAACTTTTGGCTATTGGGCTAAAAAGAGAGATTGAAAATAATATCAATAATAAACAATAAATATTTTACAGCGTTCTTGTGTAATGGGAGCACTGCCGCTCTTTAAAAGCGGAAGGAATTATAAGGGTTCGATTCCCTTGGGCGCTATCAAATATTGATTTAATATTAACTAAAAATAAAAAATATGAGTATTGAAAACTTAACATTAAAAGAAATTAGGGAATTAGGCGCAATTCTTAATTTTGGAAACCAAAAAGTTGTAAATGTAGATAGCGCCTCATTACACCCATGGCAAATAGGCAAATCGTATTATATACGCACTGTAACAATGTACATTGTAGGAAAGTTGGAGGCTGTTTATGAAACAGAATTAGTCTTATCGTCAGCAAGCTGGGTCGCTAACAGCGGAAGATTCCACGATGCTTTAAAAGGCGGGGTTAGTAAATTAGATGAGGTTGAGCCTTTTCCAGCAGATCAGAGTGTGATAGTAGGGCGTGGAGCACTTATTGATGCGACTATCTGGGCTCACGATCTTCCTAAAATTCAAAAATAATTATTATGATTAATCAGGCAGTCTTATTTGGAGGTTATGATCAGAGCGGGAGCATAAGCAGGAGCGGAAGCGGAAGCGGGAGCAGGAGTTGGAGTAGGAATTGGAGTTGGAGTAGGAATTGGAGTTTGAATTGGAGTTTGAGTGGGGGCAGGAGTGGGAGCAGGAGTTGGAGCAGGAGTTGGAGCAGGAGCAGGAGCAATTAAAATAAAATTGATATGGAAAAAGAATTTGATTGGCAGGCTTACTATTATTGGTTAGCTAGTGATAATAAATAAAAAGGAAACCATGACAGAGAGAAAATATAATTTTGGTGAAAAGACAAGAGAAAACTATAAAACAAAAGAAGGTTGGCAAGATTTAGAGATTTGGCAAACTCCAAAATATCTTATTTCAAGACAGAAAGCCGTTGAGTTAATCGAATCTGGTAAATATGGCTTGGATGAGGGGGATTTTTGGATTCTTAAAAATTTAGGTGGCAAAAAACTTTGTTACACTGGCTTAATTATTAGTCATAATGGTTGTCTAAAAATCAATGATAAACTTGAATCAGAATTGAAATTTAAACCTCGCTCCGTCTCATTTGTTAAAGATACTGGCGATAAAGAGAAAGTTTTGTCATATATTAATGAGGAGCAGGGAATTTATGAGTTTGGCGAGATTTCTAATGATAATTGCAAAAATGATTATCCTTATGCGATGGTTCTAAAACGCTTAATGGATAGAGTCATTTTAAAAAATAGCAAAGTAGGATTCTTTGGAATTTATTCAGAGGCAGAGAGTGATGATTTTAAAGATAAACCAGAGCCAAAAGAAGAGGGGCCAATAAATAACTCTGGGCTTTCTCCGAATGGTGAGCTTGCGAGGGGAGTTGATATGATAGAAACGCTACAAAAAAGCAATGAGGATAGCGTTGTTAGATTAATCGCAGCCATTAAGAAAAAGAAATCTATCGCAGAACTAAACGAATGGATTGAAAATAAAGCTGTACAAAAAGAGATGAATAGATTAGAGAAGTATTTAAAGCAAGGCTTCGATAGCGTTATGATGGCTATAGAAGAGTTTAAGTATATGAATCAAGATATTGATGATTCAGAAAAATTAAATGAGATTGGCAAATAATTAATAACTAAATAAAAACAAAATGGCATACGAACAAAAACCAAGACTAACATTATTCACCAACCAAAACGAAGGCAAGCCAATCAAAAAAAATGATGGCTCTTTTGTTACTAACGCTAAGGGCGAACAAATCTTGCAAGGTGCTTTTAATGGGAAGATTAATTTGCCAGAAGGATTGCCCGCTGGAGATTATGAAGTTTCTATTTATCGCGCTACTTCTAAAGCTGGGCTAGATTATTTTGCGGGGAATGTTAAGCCCGCTTTCGTTAAGAGAGATAAGGTGAATAAGCATGTGCAGGATAAGGGTAATGGCTATCAATCGCAGGACGAAGACCAATTTCCTTATTAGCATGAATTTATTCACCTAAATAAATAATTTATCAATTTAATTTAAATAATATGCAAATTTTCATTTTGTCTTTCTTGCCAATCTCTTTGCTTTGCTTGATTCCATTTTTATTACGCAGGGTTGTTCCAACGAACGAAGTCCACATCGTACAATCTCGAAAAAAGACTATTTCTTATGGTAAGGATATGGCAGAGGGAAACACTTATTACGAGTGGCCTTCATACTTACCAATTATAGGTGTAACGAAAACAATTTTACCCGTTAGTGTCTTTGACTTAGATTTAGCGAGTTATGAAGCTTACGATAAAGGAAGATTGCCTTTTGTGGTAGATATTAAAGCATTTTTTAGAATTACAAATAGCGATATTGCTGCCCAGCGTGTAGCTTCTTTTAACGAGTTGCAAGAGCAACTAAAAGCCGTAGTGCAGGGTGCGGTTAGGACAATTTTAGCCAGCAATGAAATTGAGGAAATCATGCAAGGTCGTTCTAAATTTGGTGAAGATTTTACTAAAGAAGTTGAGGCTCAATTATCCAATTGGGGCGTTTCTACAGTTAAGAATATTGAGATGATGGATATTCGCGATCATCAAGGGAGTCAGGTCATTAAAAATATTATGGATAAAAAGAAATCTCATATTGAGATGGAATCGCGCGTTGAAGTTGCAAAAAATATGCAAGCAGCAAGAATTGCAGAAATAGATGCTATTAAAGCCACAGAATTACAAAATCAACAAGCGCAACAAGAAGTTGGGCAAAGAACAGCAGAAAAAGAGAAGTTAGTTGGAATTTCTTTGCAACAATCTCAACAAGAAATAAAACAACAAGAGAAATTAACTAAAGAAAAAGAAATGGAAATTTTGCGAGTGCAAGAGTTAAAGCAAGCAGAAATAGAGAAAGACAAAAATATTATTCAGGCAGAGCAATCTAAACAAACTAGCGTTGTAATTGCGGAAGGCGAGAGAGAAAAGAACATCATTACGGCAGAGGGTATTAAGCAACAAACGATTCTTAAAGCGGAAGGAAATTTGCAAACTCAAAAACTAGGCGCGGAGGGTATTAAAGCAGAGGGCGAAGCTAAAGCGGAAGCCGAAAAAGCAATGCAATTAGCTCCAATATCAGCTCAAATTACTCTGGCGAAAGAAATTGGAGAAAATGATAAGTATCAACAATATTTAATTACTGTAAGAAAAATTGAAGCTGACCAAGCAGTTGGCATGAAGCAAGCCGAAGCTTTGAAAGAGGCTGATTTGAAAGTAATCGCTAATGGTGGCGATGTTGTTGGAGGAGTTAATAAACTTACAGAATTATTTTCGACAAAAGGTGGAACTAATATTGCTGGAATGCTGGAAGGGTTAGCTCAAAGCGAGCAAGGCAAATCTTTAATTAATAAATTTTTAAATTCGACCAAAGAATAAAATGATTTTCAGCGACTACACTTACACTAAAATCAATGGCTATTGGGTTAGAATGCTAACTCACTGGCTTATTGATGATGAGGGGAATATTAAGGAGATTAATTAAAATTTATGGCAAGTCATATTGAAGATTTGATTAAACAGAGAGACGATTTAGCGAGTGATCCTTATTGCAATAGGGTTGAATTAGAGCGAATACACAAAGAAATTTTAGAATTTTCTAAATATCCATTACCACCAGCACCACCAAAAAATGGTTGGGATTCATTGGGTTTATTATTCAATGCTGTTTTCTGGCTAGGATTTTGCTTGCTAATTGTTCAATGTAATTGTAATTGCATTATAAAATGACAATAGTTGAATTTTACACAAACCAAAAAGATAAATGGGGGCAAAAGCAAATGGAGGTTTCTGATGGGTTAGTGTCTTTTTTAAAAAGTGGTAAGAATTTTGAAGTTGAATTATCCGAAATAAAAGATTCTAAAAGCCTCATGCAAATAAGAGGTTTACACAAACTTTGCGAATTGTTGGCAATAAGATTAAGTGAATCTAGCGGCATAAAATATAGCTTAGAAAACGCTAAGGATTGGGTAAAGTGGAATTTCGATTATACCCAGCTTGCAACCGAAGAAGAAGCAATAGCTGAAGCTTTAAATGAAAAGAGCAAAGCGGAGCAGCAAGGTAATAAAATGACTAGAGAACAATTTATAAATCTAGTTAATGCTTTTAAGGTCGGATTAAAAAGAACAAAAAGTTTTGCGAGCGCGACAAAAGAGGAGATGATAGAATTGATACAAAAGATTCACGCCTTGGCGGATAAAATGAAATGGAATGAAGTAAGGCTTAATGGAGAAGATATGCAGAACTTATACGAAACATTTGAAAAAAACAATTAACTAAAAAACTATGACAAAAAAATATGAAATAATCCAAGATTCAAAAATTAATTTTTTTGGGAGGACTTTGTTTAGGATCAAGGCAACCAAAACCTTTGGTCATGTTAAAGAAGGCGATCTAGGCGGGTATATTGAAAGTGAAAAAAATCTTACACAGATCTCGGGCGATGCGTGGATCGGGGGCAATGCGATGATCTCGGGCGATGCGAGGATCGGGGGCAATGCGTGGATCAGGGGCAATGCGAGGATCTGGGGCGATGAAAAAATTGATTGTACAATAACTTACCTAACTACGGAGAAATGGACTATTACATTTGGAAATCAGATTATGATTGGTCGCGAACGACATACATTAGAAGAATGGCAAAATTTTAGTGATAAAGAAATTAATGACATGCACAGTGAGGCATTAAATTGGTGGAAAAAATGGAAAGAGGTTGTACTTAAAATTGGCAGTTTTGCATTAATTGACAAACAATAATAATAATTATGAAAAAAATATTAAAGACCTTCTTATGTTTTATTATCACATTTATTATCACATATTTATGTTTTTCTTTCATATCCACCGATTTAGATTTTAGAAACTGGACACCTCAAGCAAGAACATTTTTGGTAATATTTTCAGCGATTTTCTCAGCAATTTTTTTTATCGAAAATCGTGGCTAATTTCAATGAAATCTGCGGAATACAGAAAGATTCTATCACTAAGCGACCTATGGAAATAAGAGAATCTTATAACCCAGAAGGAAAGCGCAATTGGAGAGGTAGATTATGTTGGATTGATGGCAAAGATGTTGATGATAAGCCTAAATTTCAGTGGATTGATTTTTTTACCTCTGACGAAAAGGTGGCTAAAATATTAATAGAAAACAGATCGTTATTATTCAAAATTGAGGGATGGCTTAAGATAAAAAGAACGAAGGGGGAAGATAGGCATTGGAAAGTTTTACCTTATTTGCGTATAGTTAGGGCGCAAATTTATGTTAAACCTATTCCTGTTGTGGAAAAATACTCGAGTTAGAAAATTCATGAAAATACACTAATATAAATTATATGCCAACAACAAACAATAACTGATATGAAAGAAAAAATAAAAAACTATTTCAGAAAAAAGCTAATATCTTTTATTGGCATCGAAGAAATCATAAAAGAAAGAAATGCAATATTAATGAGCGATATAACAAATGCTCACACTCGCATTGATTATCTAATAAAGAATCCAATTCCAAACTTAGAAAATAAAGTTGAAGTCATGGAGAGAACTATAAAAAATACTTTAAGCTTGGCTGTCGATGTTAATATGAACAAAATGGATCCAACTTGGGGCATTATTTGCTACGCTAAAGGTGGTAAAACAATAGTTCATAAATTCAACCTTGGGAATGCCGATGGCGGAGAGATCAAAAGATATTTAGATCAATATGCAAGTGCAAATATGAGAATTGACTCTCCATACAGATTTTTTGAACCTTATTAATAAAAATTTAACAACCCGCTTTTCAGTAAAGCGAAATAAGGAAACCATGAAAAAAGACATGATTGATGAACTATGCGATAAAGTAGAGTCACACAGGAAAAAATACGGAAACCCTTTTGAAACTGATCCGGCTTTTAGAGCTGATCCGAAGCCTAGATTTGGATTTAATGACAAAGTTTTTGTTATAGTTTGTCAGCATATAAATGGAAAATTAGAAATTAATGAAACTCGAAGGGCGACCGTGTTAAGCGCTCCTGAAGTTCATCATAATATCTGGGTTTATAAAATTCATTTGCATGAGGAATTTTTGCGTCCAGCCGAAACAAAAACCTTAGCAGCAAAATATCTCTTTGATAAAAATTCGGCGGTAGAGAAATTTAAGGAGTGGATCAATGAGTAAAGAATTGAAAGAAATTATTACATTGCCAGATGGTCGTCAAATTGATGCAAAAACTGGTTTTAAACATCATCCAACCGAACCCAAACATAACTGGCATGGTTTTTATTGTGAAAAGCACGGACAGACAGAGCCAGTAATTGTACCGTACAAGCTTTTTAAAAGCTCCAAACTAACTTGTAAAAAATGTGAGGATATAAAAAATGACTAGAGAAGAATTATTAATCGAAAATTGCCGCCTCAAATCAGATAACAAAACAATGAGTAATGTTTTGGCTAATATTTATAAAGAGTGCGAATCTGCTCAACAAAATGATGATAAGGAGGGAAATTTTTATAAATTATCCGTAGAATACTGTAAAATCATGAGTCGATCCGCACTTAAGAATTTAGAAATCCCTTGCGTCGCTTTGAGAGAAAGCACAACAAAGGAGTAAAATGAAAAAATACGAAATCCTATATTTGGTGTGGAGAACCTATTGGAATTATTTGAATCATGGCGAGCAAAGAATCCTGCGCTATTCAGCCCTGAATTATCAGCAATTAAAAAGCTTTGATATGAAATATTTACGCGAAAAGGTGAAGAAAAAAGAAGGAAAAAATCTTAAAGATGTTGATGATGAATATCGGGATTGGATCGAAATATTGAAGGTTATAAGACATAGACCCAAATACTATGAGGGGCTTATTTCAAGAAGCTTAAAAAATACCGAGGCGAAAGCTTAGGATAAGAAATCTCGAAAGAGATGCGGATACTATAGTATATGTAGCTGCTACAGTATCCGCCGAGATAGGCTAAAACTATGGCCCACCTGTGTAAGCAACGGGATTATGCCATAAATAGTTTTGGTCTGTCAACAACTTTTTTTACTATGGATGGAGATTAATTATGGGACTTATCATGACCTTAATAGCCGGAGGATTAATAATCTGGGCAATAGCAGCGGGAGGTTGGCTTGCCGTAATAGCGATTCTTTTATTTTTTTTGTTATTCAAATAATTATGCAGTTGGCTGTTAAAAACAGTCTATTTAAGATATTTTAAGTTTCAACCTATTAAGTGAACAATCCGTTATTTTATTAGATACTAAATTAGAAGACATTAAGAAAAAATTAGATGATTAAATAACATGGAAACCATAACCGCAGCCGAATATTTAAATATGAATAAGGCAGAACCAAGGCGCTATAATCAGGAAGAAAAACAATTGCAAATGGCTTTTGGTCGAATGCTTACGATGTATGAAAAAGCGGGGAAACTAAGTCCAAATCTTATAAAATGGTCGTATATCGCTAATGGTGAACAGCGTCCAGCAAAAACATTGGCTAATGGCAAAAGATTTTCTAAAACAGCTTGCGACTTAAAGAAAAAAGGCGTAAAAAGAGGTATGGCAGACTATTTTTTTTGTGTGGAGCAACAATTTCACGGCTTTAGAATTGCCTTTGATCTTTGGCTAGAAGCTAAATCTGAAAAAGGAAGCTTGACTACAGAGCAAAAAGAATTTAAAAAAAATTTAGATGGAATTTTTAACTCTAAATTTTATGAATTTAGAACTGTAGAAGAGGGGCTTGATATTTTGAGAAATGAGAAAATTTTATTAACTTAATTTGGGGATATTATGCCAAGCATAGAAATTAATCGAGAAGTAATTGAAAATGAAAAAATTGAGGAATTATATGTGTGCGCAAGATGTTCTTAATGCGGTTCTGAATTAAATAGCGCAGTTTCACACATAAAAAGATACACAACAGTTTATATAAGCGTTGATAAATGTGAATGCAATGATTCGTAATACAAAAATAATAAAGAATTTAAGACCTTAACACGATTAAAACCTTAATATTTAAAGGAGCATATTATGGCCACGATAACACTTGATATAAAAGAAATAAATGATGAGAAAATCGAAGAATTATATGAAGAATTATATATTTACACAGAATGCTCGGAATGTCATTCTGATTTAGATAATGAGTTAAAGTACTCTAAAAGGGGAAAAGATTTTCATTTAACGGTCGAGAGGTGTACATGCGACAAAGAATAGGTAAAGCTCAAGTAAGAAATAGGTAAAAATTTACCTGATGTTAAGAAATAGACATAATCTCCAACGCAAATTCCTCTGGCATCATTTTATTAAACTTCCCTAAAGCGGTTCGAGATTGAGAAGCCCACCATTTCTTCACGGGATTAAAGCTCTCAATATTTCTTGGGTTCATATCTTGAATTTCTGTAGCTAATATAATACATGATTTAGAATCAGTCCATACATTGCCAGTATGAAAAACTACGCCACTTTTATTCAAAACATCTAAAACCTCCCAATTGTCTTTAAAGCGAGCATTGGGATAATGTAAAGGATTGCGCTTGCGACAAGTATATATGCCCTCTGGTATGCAACCCGCTTCATTATCCTTTGTTTTTGGGTTGTCTTTTGCATTGTTTCGATTTGGAGGTTCAAGAGTGCAGCAAATTTTTTTACCAGCAGAATCTACAATAATTCCAATAGTTGCCTCTTCTTTATAGGTTCTTATTAATTTATATGTTTTATTTTGAGAGATTGTTTTTTTCATTATTTAGCAGACATTAAATATTTAACATATTTTTTTAGATCAGCAATTGACTGCAATCTAAAATTAACTCCATCTACCACAATTTCCCCTCCGCCTTTCATATTCTGCGCCTCATAAAGAAAATAACTCGCTAATTGGCTATCCCCTATTTCTGCAAAAATTTCATCAAGCAATTTTATTAATTTAACCTCAATTCCTAAAGCTATGGGGCTTAAACGAGTTGCAAAATCGTTATTACTATCAGCGCTTCTCAAATTATCATTAATTTTATCAAATTCTCTTTTGATTAAAGATATTTCTTCAACCAACGATATTGATGTGTCAATAATTTGCTTTTTCATTTATTGCAATGTTTTATTGCCTCATAAATATATTCATTATCCGCAATCCATTCTTTTGTCATTATCGGCAAATTTTCATATTCTTTGGCCGCCTCACTATGCAGCGGATAAGGTTTATATGACGAACAAAAACTACTTCTTAAAACGCTTTTGCATCCACTTAAACTTATCACTAGAAGTATTATTATTCCATTTATTAACTTCTTTTCTCGTAATATTTTCACTTTCAATTTCCTCCTCTAATCTTTTGTTAATTTCTTTAGACTTGCCCGCAAAGAAAGAGACAAAGCCAACAAATATTATGCCAATCAAGGTAGATATTTGTATAAATAATTCTGCCATTTTTTATTTTTTTATTTTAGATATGATTATTTTTTCTGTAGCATTAATAACATTATTAGCTATTTTTCCTCTATCTTTTGCTCTAAAAGCAAGCAATGTCGCAAGATATAAAGCCCCTATAATCCACGCTAAAACCAAATAATATAAAAAATTAAATTGTTTAAAATAAGCAAAAACTATAGCCGCAAAAATACTCACGCAATTAGCGCTTGTGGAGTAACCAAGAAGCATAACTCTAGTAGAAGAATAAACAGAATCAGCCCTTGACCCAGTCATTATTTTTGGCAGAAAACTATAAAAAAAACTGTGAAATATTTTTGATATGAAAGTCTTCATTATTATTTATTTTTGTAAATTTCTTTTAATAAATTCATCTTATCTTTATCTTGATTAACTATAGCATCTTTCATTTCCAAAAACTCTCCTTCAATATTATGTTTTTCCATACGATATGTGGAAACGGCCTCTAATAATTCATCCATTTTATTTGATAAACTTTTTATCTCGTTTCTTTGTTCTTGCATTTGTATAGATACTTCTTTCTTATATTGAGATAATTCTTTTTTCACCACCTTTTCTTGCAATTCTATTTCTTTTTTATTTAGTTCTATTACCCAATCACTAATTTTGCTCTTAATTCCGTCCCAGAATAGAAAGGCGGTTTTCGGCATAATCCAGCCAAGAAGACGATAAATCATCATTCCCATCAGGCCAAAAACTAAAAATATATATTCTTTAATGGTCAAAAAATCTTGATTGTCTTGAATCATATACCTAAGGAGTTTCTATTTTAGCTAATTCAGTTTTACAATTATCCATTTTATCTTTAATCATCTTTGCATAATTTTTATTTTTTTGAGGAGAATCGTCTTTAATATTAAAAGTTTCTAAAATAGATTCGTATCTTTTTATTTGAAATTCTAACGATGTAATTTTGTAATTTATGTCTTCCATATTTTTGTAATTTAATTGTATTAATCAGAAAAATAACCAACTACTTTGATAGTAATTGTTTTAGCCTCTGGCGTTCCTCCGCATTTATAGCCACAAACTTCATCAGCCGCAGGTGCGGTATAGGGGCCAAAAGGAGGTAATATATACAAACCTTGTGTAGAAGTTAAAGATAAAGGCCCTCCTGCATTGTTAAAATTTGTGCAAGAAGCATCCGATCCAAAAGTGATTGTTACTGTAGAAAGCGTTCCAGAGGGATTTAGCAATTCAAATGAAAGAGGTATAAATCTTTTCCCCGATGGTGGGGTAACAAGATCATGTTTAGCGGTATCATTTAAAGTTTGGCCAGTAAATGTCTTAACGAAAGGGGCATTTTTTGGATCCATAACAACTACATTGCCAGTTGTAGTTCCTGCCACCTTGCCATACACAATATTTAATGAACCACTACCACCATCTAGGTTTCCCTGAATATCACCATAGGCAATATTATTACCCCCAACAAATTGAAGATTTAAGAAGTTTCCTTGCAATACATTTCCTGATCCATTGCAAATGGTGTTGTCGCTAGGATATAAGCCATTGCATACATTATTACTTCCGCTAGTAGTTATATCTCCAATGGCGGATAAATTGGTTATAACACATGCCCCGCCCTGTATATCTACATTTCCGTTTGCAATAATGTTATTAAGTGCAGAAGCAACTTCGGTTATAATTACGCTAGATGCGCCAGATCCTATTGATGATACATTGCTTACCTTTCCAGCAAGCTTCACTATAAAATTATCATCACAATTAAAAGTAAGGCCGCTTACAGTATCGTTAGTATTACCATCAAATAATAAAGCATTTGTGGCATAAAGTCCGTTAAATGAAATTCCACTATAATTTCCACCAGCAGAAGATATAATATTATCGCAGCTATCGCCTCCACCTGTAAGCGCGCAATTTAACATGCGCATACTACCGCTATCGCAAGATATTTTTGGATCTGGTGTTGCGCTATCTCCAAGCACAAAATTAGTATTATCAAGATGCAGCGTTCCAAATCCTCCTCGCAGAGTAGAGTCGGTTCCCATGGTTAGAGCTACTGGCCCTTGTGATCCAATTATTTCAAAATACGAACCAGCAACTAAATTTTTTATTATATCGCCAGTTGCAGAAATCGAGGAATGTTTGCCACAATCAATAACTAAAGAATATTGGCTATTATCAAAATCAAATGAATTGTCTGCTAAAGAAAGACTTGATCCATTAGAAAAAGTTATTGTAGTAGTTGAGCTAATTAATAATATATCAGCATTTTCAGTTATTGAACCTGATAATTGTATTGCGATTTTTCCTGCCGCAACAGCTTCGCTTATTGTAGCATAAGTGTCAGCACTTCCTCCAATTCCATTTACTAAAGAATCGAATGGGCTAAATGTTGAGCTAGATAATGTGGGGCTAGAATTAGTAATTTTGCCAATAATTGTCATAAAGCTAAGAATTAGAATAAAATTTTATAATGAATATTTTTTGTATTATATCTGCGCTTGCAGAACCCAATCCAACTGTTCTCAATATTATATTTTGCTCAAAATCCTCGGCTCCATCAACGAAGCTTACGGGGTATATACCATCATTCTGCAATGATGAATTATTTGATAATATTTCGCAAGTAATACTTTGATTATCAATTGATTTTCTAGCAATAACACATCTAATTTGCCAAGTTCCCCCATTAGCAGGATTAGCACTAGTTTCTAAGATAGTTTGAGATCCGAATATTATCTTTAAGGTTTTGTTATTAGTATTACTTGCAAATATTCCACTTGTATATAATTCTAAATAATCACCATCATTAGCAAATAAATCCGCCTCAATCTCATATTGCATTAAATCAGTTTCTGATGAGCCAGAATTTTCTTTCTCATCAGTATCAATATAAACTGTTCCGCCAAGTTTAACGCCTATATTGCGCCTTATTCCTCGCCAAATATCTTGAAAAAAATTATACCACCATGTATTAAAAATTCCCTCATTGTCAAGAGCTTTTGCTCTTTGGGAGGGTAAAGTAATTATATCGGCCATTATGAATATCCAATAGTATAATTCAAATAAACCCCAGTAATAGCAAATCTAGCAATTGGTTCACTAAAAATTAATTTAACAATAAAAGTTCGACATTGACCAAATCCAGTCCAAAATACCTCTGTTTCATATTTACCAAGCTCTCCAATTGGTTGCAGCAGTTCATCGCTTAAAATATTGCCACCATCAATAGAATACTGCATTGCTAATTGAGGATTGCTACCTTCACCACTTGTCTTACCAATACCAGTATCCATCATTATAACTAATCTATCTACATTGACTCTTGAGAAATTGGCAAATTGTGTTGAGGATGTGCCATATCTTATAATTTTTGTTCCATCTTCGGTTGGAGTATCTAAATCTAATTCATAAATAATTCCAGTTTCATAATCTCCAACTAAATTCAGATCATCAAAAAAAGCAAAGCAGTTAGGTCGCCACCTAATATCTTGTAAATTATTCGGATTTCTGCTACTTCTTTTATGCCACAATTCAGTGGTAATATCAAAACATATGCTTTTATTTTCGCTTGGTGATGTTAGGCAATAAAATTTATGTCCTTCTTGAGTGTAAATAAAAGCAAAAGCATCGCTAATATTAGCCCAACTTTCTAATTCAGCCTCAATTGGATATGTAGAAATTCTTACTGGCGTATATCCTTTAGCTGTATAAACTACTCTATCATTTCCAACCCAAAATAAACCAACCTCATCACTTGCAATAGTATATTTTCCAGCGCAGCCTTTTTCTATAAAAACCCCATTAATTCTTTCAAAAGTAAAGGATGGATTTGCAGAATTATACCAAACCTCAATTGTTCTTTGTTTAAAGTGCCATAATTCTCTATGGTCTGCGAAGGTTCTAACGATATTATCTGATGCGCCAGTTACAAATTCATTTTTTAAAGCACTATAGTCAGTTGTATCATTAGACCCAGAGTATTGAAACTCATTGCTTTCCAATTTTGCATTAACTGTAAAACTATCAAGAGTTGTTGTTGATATTGATAAAAAGACATCGGGATCAGTAATTTGTCCAAAAGTAATTCCATCAGTATAATACATGATACCGCTTTCAGTAAGAATCGTCATTTGTTGACCATTCTCGGTCATAATAACTCTACCTGGTGAAGTTGCCATAGTTCCTAGTAGAGTCTTATTTTTACCGACATCAATTTTATAAACATTTAACCCGCAAACTACATACAAATTATTTTTCATAATTTCCATGCCATACACAGGATTCCATTGATCTAAATTTAACCAAGTTTTCAATCCTGGTGTTGGGTATAGAACTGATTTAAAGAATGAATCTACTGGTGTAGGCTCAACATACAAATTCATAAGGTCTTCCGAGGACGCTAATCTGCTTCTTGACTGATATGTATTTATACCAAAATGAATTGGCGTAGTTTCGCCCATTAATTAAATTGTCCTATGTAAGTTTCTGTTGCTGGTTGGAAAAATATAGCTGTGTTTTCTCTGTCATATCCTTGTGCATCTTCAAGAGATTTTACAGCCAAACCCTCTATTCTATTTAATCTTTCTTCTGAAATTCCATATTCAAAACTTAGCAAATATGATAGATTGTAAATGATTGGCAACAGCCATTCTGTTGGAAAATCAGCTGTATTAATCAAGGTATCAAAATCAAAAAACTGCACTTCATAGGTAAATTTTATAATAGAACCTACAACTGAAGGAGTATTATACACAAAAATAGTTCCATGAGTAAGTTTTGGCTCATAATAAACTTGAGTAACTTGCCCTGTATTATTTTTATTCGGCAAATTGTAATAAGTATCTCTTGCAAGCATAGTGCAGGGGCTAAGATTATCATTCGTGTCAATATATCTTGCACTTAATACCCTTTCTGGTCTTCCTAGTTTAGTTTGATAAACCCAGACTAAATTATCGCTAGAAGCGGCTGCCGTCAAGACATCGGTTAATCCAATCGTAGTGCTAGAGACACTAGAAATAGTAGTCCAATGTATAGTTTCATCATCTTGCTCAATCCCGATAAAATAACCAACAACAAAACCAGTAGCAGAATCAACAACGATGCTTGAAGCACCAGAAATAACATCTCCATCAATAGTAGTTTCTGAATAATCATCAGTAACATTTGCAGTTGATCCATCTAATTTATAAGAAGCCTGACCATTAACTAAAAACAGAGTTGCTTGATTTGTTTTCCACAAATAGGTTCCTGCATTTTTCCAAGATTTAAGCATTATGTTTAATGTCTCAACTCCCGAAGTCATGTCAGCAGCTGTGGGATTACGATTAGATGAAGCAACGCCCAATATTTTTAATGCCTTAGTTACAATCTGGCTTGTTACTAGATTAAATGTATTTGTTCCGCTTACTGTCATATTATCTTAAAATAAATGCTCGAATAATTAATCTCCATTTTGAGGGCGTAATAGCTGTGCGAACATAAGTAGAAGCATTGACTACTCCTGGGGCGTTCGCTTGCATCAGAACTGTGATATTAGTTGCATCAGGAATTAACCCAACCGCATTACCATCTCCAATGACACCTTCCCATTTTGTTTCTTGATTTTGTGTATAACCTGCCTCACCCCCTGCATCCGTGCAAACAAGGTAAGCTTGGTAAAAATTAGGGATGCCAGGAAGAGGATGAGGCAAAGTTAAAGTGCTGTTTAAAGTAATAGTTTGTGGTTCTGATTGGAAATAAGGCATAGCCCCAGTGCTTCTAAATAACTCAACCCAAGCAGCATCAGACGAGCGATATTGAAAGGCTATTTTATCGAGAGTAGTTGTCAATACTACACTCTGAACTGTTGCTGTTTTAATATTGTCAGCTATAGTGATTGTCGCTGCATTAGAGTTACTAGATATTTGTAAAATAATTACTTCTCCATCAGAGCCACCTGTAATAGTATTAATTGTTTGCGCCCCACTTGCTGTATTAATTAAATAATTACTTCCAGTATTTGTAATGGCTAGAGCATTGCTAGCAATTGTTATAGTTGGAGCTATGCCAGTATATAGAGGAGTTGATTTAGGATTTAAAATTACGCAATCTACCCCATCTATTATACAAAGAGATCTTTGCGTCTGAATATCACCTTCTACTACACTAACCTTAGTTCCCTTCCCTGTATATTTTTTTAAATTTATCGAACCTAAGTTATTAATATTAATAATGGGGTTAGCTGCACAAGCAATATGAAAATCAACAAAGAAAGTTTGTTTATTTGAATAAGATTCTATTGGTACTAATAAATCGGGAATATCTAGTAAATAAGATGAGGATGTTCCTGTAGTAGCTCCCCAATATGCAGTTGGTAATGGATCAATTGTTATAATACCAGAATTATTTAAGTTCACTGGGTCAGCAGTCCAAATTGGATTAGTCGGTGGGTCATCAGTTCCAGCTGGTGCTAAAACGCATTTATACAAAGAAGAATCAGAAATCCAAATATCACCAAACCTGCCAGCGGAATCGGCAACAACTGGGTTTGTATTAGGAATAGTCAAATCCTCATCAGAATAAGTGTCTTTTTTAGTCGTGGTTCCAGTTTCATAAAAAAATAAACGATAACCAGCACCAACAATTCCTATATTGCTAAATACTTGTTCCCTTGGTAATAATACTCTTGTTGCCATAATTAATTATATTTATTATATCTCTTTTGGTAAGAATCAATATATTCCTGTTCTTCATTTAGACTAATATAAGCACTAGGAATTTGTTTTCTTACTTCCTTTATTTGCCTCCTCAATTCTTCTGGTGAAAGTTCACTAGCATTTGCATTTTTCTCATCTGCAATTATTCTGCTTGCCGTTATTGCTGGTATCATATCAGATAAAACTTTCCTAATTATAGGTTTTTGCTCTTTTTCAGCATTTTTGATAATATTCTCAAAAGCTTTAATACTTTTTTCTTTGTTAGAAAGAGTACGCATTATTTCAGCAGCATTTTTTTTATTAATTCCTTTATAAGTATTAAGAATAGTCATTTCACCTGCTCTTAATCCATCTAAAAGTAATCCTGTTTTATTTGTAGCTAACTTAGATATAAAATTAATTGCACTAGGTTTATCATTTTCTATTGCCTGCTTAGTTAAGCCAAACTTTTTTATTGTATTAGTATATTTATATTCATCTTTTATATTTTTTATTAAATTCGTATATTCTTCATCATTATCAACTAAAGCTCTCAATTGTTTTCTTACATATTTGTTAGGAATAAATTTTTCTGCTTCTTTAGATGTTCCAACTGGTTTTGTTGATTTATTTAAAATATTTTCTAAATGCTCTCTTGCTCCCAAGCGATAAAATTCTCTCAATGTTTTATCGGGAGTTTCTTGTATTTTTTTATTAATATCATGTGGGGATAGTTTATAAAACTCTCTTCCCTCTTCTATTACCTTTGTAACTTCCGCAGTTCTGGCAAATGCACTATCAGCTTTTTCATAAATGCCCTTAGTGCCTTCTTTCGAGCCACTACCTTTATATAAAACGCCGCTTATTTGTTCTCTTACTTTTTGAAGATTCCTTAAATCACTTTTTACAGATGCTTTAGAAGGATCGTTTGCTATCGCTTGTCTCATAGAAGAAATATCTTTATCTACGACTTTTCTTATCTCATGTAACTCTCCCAAATTCTTTGGAGGATTTTCTGCATAACTAGCAAAGCTTGGACTACTAATAAGTTTTTCATATTCACTAGCTAAAACTCTTTCTTTTGGTGTTAATGGTTTAGAGAATATGCCAGATTCATCTATTGCCCTGATTTTTCCCGAATTATCCAATTTATATAATCTTGGTAATTCTATATTTTTTCCTGGCTCATACATATTGGGCAATAATTCTCTTTGCATCGCTTTCATATTATCGAAAACCTCTGAAGCAGTTTTAGAAGAGCTGGATAAATTATCTTTCAGAACTCGCTTAATTCTTTTATTAGCTTCACCAGATCTGCCTAAAGCAAAATCATAAGCTATTTGTTTAGATTCAGGATATTGTGAGACAGCCTTAATTAAATTATCAACCTCTGGCTCTGAAACATCAATAGCGGTTGTCGGTTGTTTTGCAGGAGTCTCATTTAATTTTGTTAAAGCATTTCTTGCCGTTTCAGGCGAAATACTTTCTTCGATAATTTGGCTTCCTGGTTTTTTGCCAAGAATATTCTTAGCTCCTTGATAAATACCCGAACCCGCCCTAGCAATAATAGGAAATGCAGCTCCTAATGTTGCGCCAATTGCACCACCTTCCGCTCCTTTTTCTACTACATTTTCAGGAATTTGAGAAAGATTTTCTGCATCGCCAGCTCCTTGAATTGCAGAAATTGCAGCACTACCAGCGGCCGATTGTCTGATTCCACCTAAATAGCTTTTTGCGCCAGTAAAGGCTTTTCCACCAGCTTTTAAAATAGATGTGGCTGGGAAAAGCTCTGCTCCTCCCTCTATAAAAGCGCCTTTAGCTCCTGTTCTTTTTCTAATATCTTCTAATTCTTGCTTTGTTTCTTGTATTGCAATTTTATATAAATCACCAAATTTTTCTTTACTTCCCAATGCTTTTGCGCCAATAACTTTGGCAAGTGATTCAGCTTGTTTTCCCATTCCTAATGTTGCTCCTTCGGCAAATAAACGACCGCTTCCTTGGTCAGAATAATTCTTTTCGTAATTTTGCTGTAAATTGCCTTGCAATTCTTGGTCTGAAAGGAATGGAAAATAGCTTTTAGCATCTTTAAATCTATCTTTTTCTGGCGCATCAATTTTTACATCACTTCCTGCGAATAAGTCTCTACCTTGACCATTTTGTTCAAGAGTAATATTATTTTCTGCAAATAAGTCTCTGGGCATTATTTACTAAGCCTCCGTCTAACTTCTTCGGGAGTTATACCATATTTTTTTGCAGTGAAAAGTATATCTTCATCCGCAATTTCACTTTCAGATTCTTTAACTCCCCCAAGCTCTTTAAATCTTCTAGCTTGCCAATCTAAAAATGCTTCATCATAGGTTATTCCTTCTTCGTTAGTTCCAATAGTTGAGCCGTATCTATTCCTCCATGCAGCGGTAAATTTAGGCATTTCAGATACAACTGTGAATGCAGCTTTTTGGTCTTTAATAATTTGTTTATTTGCTTCTGGCTCTTTATCAAAAGATGGAGAAGTAAGTAAACTTCTTTGCACATCTTTATCCGAAGTCTGGCCTTTCAGCATCGAAGAAACATCAAGACTTAATTTTTGACTTTTTGCAACTATATTTTGATATTTTGAAGAATCCACAAATGGAATAACTTGACCAGCATATTCTAAGGCTGCTTTTGCTTTTCCAGTATTAACTTTTGGATTTCCTTTATTATCAAATAGAGCATTTTCAATAGCTCCGAGCGAGCGTAAACTATCATTAGCTAGATCTGCCGACTTCCTATTATTTACAATAATATCTTTATCAAGTTGCCTAGCAAGAACTGGATCAATATTTTCATTGCCAGTGCTACCACTCATGTTTTTCATTCTAGCCGCATCTGCATAATATTTTGCTTGTTGCGCTCTTTCAGTATCAATTCTTGCTTTATTTAAAGCCGCATCCAATTCAAATCTTTTTTCATCGAGAAATTCTTTTCCTGTTTTGCTAGTATTAATCTGAAAATCAATAAATTGCTGCGCCTCATCGCTCCATTCTTTAGGCATACCAGAAACATCTAAACCTTCTAATTCCGCTTGTTTTAGAGCATTTCTATACTGAATTGGTCGAAGAGTCTGCCCAACGCGATTTACTCCTTCTGCCAATTGACCAATGCGTGATATTTTTTGATATTGATGTTCAATAATTGGTTTTGCTCTCTGTGCATCTAAACCCATTAAAGTATTTAAAGCATTATAATCGCCCTGCGTAGCTAAATTAGATAAAGTATCAATTCTTACCTTCCTTTCTTCTTCAGCGAGAATTTGTTGATTTTGTAATTGTCTTTGTTTAGTAATTTCTTGTCTATCGACAATTTCTTGACCTTGTTTAAAGCCTCCCAAAAACTCAGCAACAGGATTCGATTGCGGATCATAAACTCCTACATTTGTTGGTCTATAGAATTGCTGTATTTCTGAAAAGTCTTTTCTCGTCATTAATATTTACCCGCTAAATTATATTGAGGAGATTGCAATTGAGTATTAAAACCAAAGTTAGAACCGCCGCCACCTGCGCCAGTAGAACCTGCTCCACCTGCACTACCTATTGCTCCCGCACCCGCCGCCGCACCTAATCCTTGGAATATACCACCTCCAATTTGTCCGAACATATTTCCCATATTAGAATATTGTTGTGCAGAAGCAGAGCCGCCAGCTAAATTTAATCCCGCTAGGGCATTTTGACCGCCAGCGAGAATAGCTCCTTGATTAGTAGCTGCATTTTGGCCCATTCCTGCCGCATTCTGAACAGAACCTAAATAATTTCCATATTCTTGTGAGGCAATTCCTTGACTGTATTGATCTAATTCTTTTAATGCTCTTCCTCCCAGTAATCCACCTCTTGCGGCTTGGCTAGTTTCCAAAGCTTCTTTTCCTTGATCCATTCTAAATTGATAGCCTGGACTTTTTTGGAATAAATTTAGTCTTTGTTGTTCGTTTAAATCAGTGAATTGTCCAGTAGCGGGATCAAATTTTTTTCCAAGCACTAAGCCAGAATAAACTCCCAAAGCTTCATTTCCAACATCCACATAAGGATCAAGTTTTCCAGCGGCAGTATTCAATCCTTCTTGATAAGCAGCGGCGGCACTTCTAGCATTTTTTGCTTGCGCTCTAGCAGCTCTATTTTGAAAATAAGCATTTGCTCCCATTCCTCCAGCTCCAACAGCTGCTAATCCTAATGCTGCTCCAGTTGATATTGCCATATTATATTTTCTTTATAAAAACAGTCATGTTCTGGTCTTTTTTTCCATCTTTCGCATAATCAAGAGATTCAAAAGATTTTATTAAAGAATCGTGTTTTGTTGTAGTAAAAATTGCTTTAAATTCTAATTTTCTAGCAATAGTTTCTAGGTTTTTTATTAATTCAATAAAAGCCTGTTTTTTCAATTGTTTATTTTTATAATTCCTATTAGAAATTATTAAATCTATAATACACATCGCACTATCGGTAATCCATAACCAGCCAGCACATATATATTGATTATTTTCAGTATCTTTTATAATAATTCCGTTTTGTGGAAGCATTATTGGATTAATTGGTTGCCATTTCCAATCTTGCCACCATTTAAAAACTAATGGATAGTATTTATCAAAATCACTATCATCATTAATATTAAACCATTCGGCTTTTAGCATTTAACTTTCTTTGCAGGTTGTTTTTTATTACCCATAGCTATTGCTTTTCTAGGTGAAACACCTTTTTTAGCAATAACCAATAATTTTATTTTCTTTTTCATATTTTATAAATTTAATTATTCCAAATATTACTTGGCGGTAATGAAACAAAGGTATTAGGGCTATCTGGCCTAGCATCAACAACGGTTGGTGATTTAGGCACAATAGCTGGCGTGTCTTGTGGTTGCCTCCTTCTATAAACTGGTGCCCACACAATTTTACCATCCCACTCTTTTTTGCATTCTGATCGCCACCTTTTGAAACCTGTTCTATCGCAAATTACTAAATGGTCGCCCATATTATTGAGTTATTTGTATTCTATTAGTTTGAGTTCCACTAAAAGAATTAACTTTTATTCTTAAAGCTGTTGGTTTTCCAAAGAATCCCTCGCTATTAGAAGCTGTTTTTTGATAAACATCGCTGTCTGATGGAACATCTAAAAAAATAATATCAGTATTATCCTGAATTTTAGATAGTGTATATTGTCCTGTATAATTAACAGTTGCTCCATTTTCTACAATAAAAGCAATAGTTGCATTGCTAATAGTATTATCTATTACAAAGCTTTTACTTACTGCCTCATCAGCATAGCCAATATCCATAGTATCTACTCCAATGGTAGCAGAAGGAACTACCGAAGAGACGAAAGAATAATATTTTTTAGTTTTTACAGTGGCTGAACCTGCTGGCATCGCTAAAGTTTCAGTTTGTGGAAAACCATATAATTCTCCAACAATCGTCCAAGTCTTCCCAGAATGATTTGTAGCTGATAAGTTTTCTAAAGAAACTTTATACGCTATTCCTAACGGAGATTCATTTTTACCTAAATCCCAAGTGTCTCCTGTAACGGCTGCTGCAAAATAATCACTTGAAGGGTCTGTTAATGTAAATTCTGTATCAATATTTATTCCTGGCATAGTAATTTTAATTAATGGAGGTGCGGCGAACCTTCACTTGTTAGCGTTCTTTAGAACAGAAAATATAATCAACTGACATAGTTTTAGCTACTGCTTCGCCATTCTGTAGGGCAAAAGAGATAGTTAGCTCTTCGTCATCTGGTAAGTTAGTAATAACTGATTTACCTAAAATAGTTGGAGCGTTGCTATCAGTTCCTGCCGCATAAAAAATCTTATCAACGCCATTGTAGTAAAACGCTACAGTGATATAAGTTGCATTAACTAAAGTAGCAATCGCAGAAGCTGTTGTAGCTGTAGAGTTTTTAACTACACTAAAATTCAATGTAGCTGCACCATCAGCTTTAGAAAAATAAACACCATCAGTAACTGCTAGAGGAGTAGTATTTGTTATTTGTAAACCAATAACTAAATCAGATTGAGTTACATCAGAAACTGCAAATCTTGCTTTAAAAAACAAAGGTTTATTAACTGCAAATTTAAAAGTTTCTTTTGATAATTGTAGAGCAACTAAATCATCATCAGCTGCTGAATTTGTTAATAACAATATACCACCATCTTCATTAGTGATAGCTTGAGTTGCGCCAGCTTGTGTTTCGGTTACAGTCCAATCGCCAGCAATATAATTATCAAAATCATTGAAATAGGTATGTGCTTGAGTTGGATCAAGTTGCTTAATTTGTCCTAGAATGTTATCCGCTGCGATATTGGTAACACCATTGGTCGAGTTAGTAGTCATAAATTATTAGAAAAATCTAGGGGTTATTAGCCCCTAGAATTAATATTAAACACCTTCAGAAGCATAATAAGCTCTAGGGTCAACTACTGTTGTAGCATAGCTAGTCATCATTTTAAACTTAGTGTCTTCAGTGTCAAAATCACCATCAGAAGAGAACATTCCTTCTTCAGCAACCAAGAACTTAGGTTGTTCCATAGCATCAGTTCTGATAAAGAAAGAGTTTTCAGATGTTAAAAACGGATTTGACATATAGCCTTCAGGAATCGCTCTCATGTTGTAAATAGCATTCACATCATTGTTGTTAGTTCCTGTGCGAAGGATTGATTGAGTCAATCTATCAGCATTAAAGATATTATCTGGTGAAACAAATAATTTCTTAGCTTTTAGATTGATTTTCAAACCTCTATCATCAATTGCTTTATTAATTTGAATTAACAAAGATTCTAAAGCAGGTTCTGACAAATCAGCAGATGTTGACAAAATGTTAGAAAAAGTTCCGCCACTTCTCATTGGATGATCCGAAGCAAAGAAAACTTTACCATCACCATAAGTATAGCTAGAATCAAAACCGTTGTTAAATATAGCGGCACCATCAGATTCTTTAGTAATTTTTAAAGAACGAGATAAAGCTTTATTGCCTTTAACAACTGCGTTAAGATATTTTTGGAACTTTTTAGCTTCCCAAGAAATAATATAACCAAGAGCGCGGGTTCTTTGAGTCGCTCTAGTGATATAACCTTGAGCCATTGAGTCAAAGTTTACAGGCGCGCCTTCACCTTTAACATCAAATTTGCCAAAAGTGCTAACTTGCACGAACTCATCAAAAGCTTCAGTAGTAGTTTCTACATCAAGCATTTTTGAGAACATTGTGTCTTCTTCAGAGTAATCACCCCAAAATTGTTTTACTCCTGGCTTTAATGCCTTAGGAATAGTGTCTGTTACGATAATAGCCATATAGTTTAAGTTATTTAATTAGTATTATATTCCAGCAGTATTATCCGCTTCAGTATGCTGGTTAATTTTAACCACGATTTGCGAGTATAGTCCAAGCTCATTATCGGGAGTATCAAGCAATCTCTTAACACTAGTTTGAAATGCTTGAGTAGTAGCGGCATTATCAATATCTATTGTAATACCAGATTGACCCCAGATACTGTCAGCCGTTCCAAAGTTTAAGTTTGCATTCAATCCAACTTGGGTAACTGCAAGAGTTCCTAAGCATTGCGCCTTAAACAATTGTTGTGGATCATCACAAACAATTGCAATAGCTTCTGTGCTTGCTGGATTATAAGTAGGAGAGTTTAAGTTTGCTGGATTAACAACAAAACTTATAATAACCCCAGTAATTAAATTACCAGAACCTGCTGTAGCTTTTGTGATTGAAGGTAAAGAACCAGCAGCATAATTTCTTCCATTAATAACAACGGCAGTATTAGAAGTGCCAGATTTAATTACTGTATCACCTACATACAAAGCTGTTCCATAGCTAGATGGAATGTAATAGTAGTTAGTTCGCACTGTTCCGTTTTCAGAAACAAGTGGTAAAAGACCATAAGGTCTATTTGCATTTGCCATAATTTATTTTTGTAAAATTGTTAATTTATCTTCAAATATTTGAGTTTTTGAACCTAAGTTATCTAAAACTTGATTCATCTCGTTTTCTATTTTTTTAGCTATATTTACGCTTTCTCTTTCTCGTTTAGTATTTTCTTGAAGCTTTTTCCAATGCTCAATAGGAGTTTCCATAGGATACATTTTTTGTCTAACTCCTCTTGAATCTACATCGCCATCTTGAGGTTGATATAAATTGCCGTTTTCGTCCGTTGCTGGAACAAATCCACGATCTACTCCATATTGAATCCTAGAGACTTCAACTCCATTAAACCAATGCCTCTTAAATCCTTTTTTTTCAGGAATATATAATCTATCGGTTTTACCCAACACAGTTCTCTCTCTTTTTAAGAATTTAGAGCCATCTGGCATAGTAATTTCAACAACATCTCTATTTTCTGGTCTAGTTCCTCTAAATTCTAAGTCATCTCTGCCTCTTGAATTAGATAGATCGTTAATAGATGTTTCGATAGACGCTTCGTTTTTCTTTCTCATTTTATTTGCTCAATTAATTATTATTTTTGATTTGAATATTCTTTAATATAAAAATCTCTTATTTTCTTTTTTCCTTCTTCTGTTTTTTCCTTAGAAGCAAAATAGTTATAAGCTTTTTTTGCATCATCAGGCAAATCATTTATGGTAATTTGCTTGACTGGAGAGGAAATTCCTCTTCTACCAGAAGCTGCGGATAAAGGTTTTTTGATACCAATTTCATCAGGAAATTTCTTTTCCACTTTTTCAACAACCATATCTAACTTATCCTGAAATGATAAATGTCTATAATTAAAATCATTATCAAGTTTTCTGAAAACACCATCAGCATAACTTTGTAATTCAACATCTCTATCATACCAAGTATGAATAGACCTAAATTCATTTACAAGTTGCTGCCTTTCAGCTAATATTTCAGGTGGTAAATTAGGAAGATTGTTTTGAACTGGTTGTTGAGCTTTTGGCTCTTCTTCAGTAGAGAAATTAAACTTATTTTCTTCAATCTTTTTTTGTAGATTGCGAATATGTTTAACTTTATCTAAATCACCAGATAAAATTGCGTCTTCTTCTTCTTGCTCAAGGGATTGTTTGCGAGATAATATCTCATTCTCATTTTGTTGCTTCGTAAATTTCAGAAGCTCTTGGACTTGCTTTTTTAGTTCTAAGATGGTTTTATCTTTCTCGACAGTATCACGAGATAATTTGCCTAATCGCTCGCTGCCAGTCTTACTAAGTTTCATATTTTGCAAGAACTCTTCAGCTGTCAACTCCTTTCTAGGAGTGCCATCTTTATTAAGTCCTCTAAAATATTTACCTTTCTTCCAGCCTGCGCCCCAAGCTAATTGCTCGCTTTCTGTTAAAGAATCATAAAATTCTTTTTCCTCATCGCTTTTAAAAATAACTTTATTATTTTTATTGTCAATAGGTTTTTCAATAATCTCTTCATTTTCTTTATTATCTTCAATTTCAATATCGTTTTCAATATTTTCATTTTCAATAATTTCTTCATTTTCTATAGTCTCTATATTTTGCTTGCTCATATTTTAGTTTAATTATTCGTGAATAGAAGTTAGTTCTTTGTCTAGCATAATTCGATATTCAGAACTATCTTTAGACTCTTCCTTATCTATTTTAAGACCAGAATAACTTCTAAAAGATACTGTATCCCCAATTTTAGGAATATCTGATTCAGGAAAATCGCTAAAAGCTTTGCCTCCGCAAGCAACTAAAATACCTTTTCCTTGGCCAAATTCCAATTTATCTTTAAGTTGACTAGGTATGATTATGCCACCAGAAGTTTTTTCTTCTATGCTAGGCATTTTTACAATAACCTTATACTCAATTGGGCGTTGCCCTGATTGGTTTATATCCATAATTACTCAATTAAAGTTAATATATCTTGCTTACATAATTCAACAAACTCATTCAAATCTTCATTTGGTAACTTTGTTTTATTATTCTTATTTTCTTCTTCTACAGCTTGTAAACGCTCAATCCAATCTATCATAAACTTAATACCCTTAATCTTTCCTAAATCATGTTGCAATGCTTCTTGATTATCACCAAGCGTGTTATTTCTAGCCAAAACATCTAAATATTTTAATCTATATTTTTTTAATCCATGCAAGAAAAGCTTAGTGCCGTCTTGCTCTAGCCATTGTTTTAAAATTTGTGCTTGTGTAAGGTCTGACATAATTACTCATTTTTATTGTTAGTCTCAATTTCGGTTTCTTTTTTGGATTCTTTATCAATTCTTAGGCTTTCTCGTTGAATTTCTCTTTGATCTTCTTCACCTTGCATTCTAATTTTTTCATTCATATTTTTAAGAACTGCATCGTATTCTTTAAGCTGTAATCCTTTTTCTACCGCTTCTGCATTAGCTAAACTTTCAATAGAACCTGCTCTTATTTTTTCAATTTCTGCTATCATTTTTTGAATCTCGTATCTTGCTTTTTCAGTTTCAACAGCTGCTTGAGTTTGTTTAATTTGCAAATCAATGCCTTTGTTTTGTGCATCTTGAAGTTGAACTTGTGCTAATATTTGGTCTGCGCTAGGTGGTTGAGGAGGTTGTGGAATAACAAGTTTATCAATCTCGTCAATATTAAATGGAGAAAATATCTTCTTTAAAAGAAGCATTTGGTCTAAATTCGGATTGCCAATAAAATCTTTCAGCAATGCAGCTTGCGCTAATCTTGAAGTATTATTAAGACTATTCAAATCCGCAACTGGAACTATAGAATATTTACCTTCCTCTAAATCTCTTTTTACATCAACCTTATCAATTGATACTTGTAATGCCTTAGCATATTTTTTAAGATTTGGAAACTGTCTATTAATATCAAGAATTTTCTTAAATTCTTTTTTAAGAGAAAGTTGAATCCTTTTAAAAATTGCCCTAAAATGTTTTTGAGATTGCTCGCTTAAAGCCATCATAACAGTAGGGGCCATCGCGCCAGCAGCATCATTGCTTACAATATCTCTTAACGCAGCTAATTCCTTCCCAGCTTCTATTAAATAAGAAAGCATTGCGAAAAGTGTTTGGGAAGGAGTTGGGGCTGGCAATGGAACAATTGCATCTTTCATGGGCGCGCCCATATTATCAGCAATATTCCATTGTCCTTGTCTAATAGTTTTAGCTCCACCAGTTATTTTCATACTCTTGGCAATAAAACCACCGCCTAGATTTTGTAAAGTCCCAGCATCAATCAATTGATTTGTTAGAGAGTTGATTGCGCTATTTGTATTGAATAATAAATGACCAAAGCCTAAATCGTAGAAAGAACCGTCTGGCGAAGGAAGAAAACCATACTTTACATAATATTCTTCCGCAACAATGTTTTGTATTTTGCCTTCTTTGTTTCTTTTAACATTTTCTTTATAAAATCTTTTATTTAATTTTACTAAGGTGCTAGAATTTAGATGAATCATTGCTGTATAAGGCTCTGGATAACCATCCTTATCTAAATCTAGCCAGCAACATTGTTCTAAAAAGCCAACTGTTCCTGAATCATATTTACTACCAGTATCTTCTTCGCTATTTCTTTGCTCTAAGTCAGAAGATACAATAGTAGACGCATCTGTTTTCTCTATATCATAGTCAAAATCAATAAATTCTGAACTTCTAATTTTTTCAATTACTTCTTGTGGATAATATTCTATTAAATGACTTACAGGGGTTTTTTTAAGATTTACCGCAAAATCGTTAATAATTATTTTATCAGGATAAATTAAATCTACGCAAGGATTGCCCTCAAAGTCAGGATATGTCTTTTTAAACATCGTTCCTACAGTAGGAAGAGCAATCAACAATTTATCACAATCTTCTTCCCAATTTTCTATCTCTTCGTTTAATTGCCAGTTTAAGTATGTTGCAACTCTATTGCCAGCTTTTAACTTAGCTCCCACATTCTGCAAAAAAGGTTCGCTAGTTTGAGGATTAACCATAGGTTCACCAGCCATATTAACCATAGGCTCACCATCATCATTACCATAAATCTTTGGCTTTACAATATATCCATCATTAAATATTTCTGGGTAAGATTTTGCGTTAAATTCGTAAGCCGCGGTAGAAATAAGAGGAATTATAACAGAAGAAGCGCCAGGCCAAGGAAAATCTTTATATTCATTTTGAGAAATTGCCAATTTAACAATTTTCTTTAAAACTTCAATCTTCCCAGCTCTGCTTTGATAATCTATATTGTAGCGATTTAATACATTTTGAACTACATCTGTTGCATCTACATCACTAAGAATAGTGGCAATATTATCTGTTTCTAAGATGCCATTAAAAGAAACGCCATCGTTAACTTCTTCTTCAGGCGTAGTATCAATTTGCTCATCAATATCAGTAGTATATTTGTCTAATTCTGCCATGACTGTATTAAAATGCTACATGTATCAAAATAATACATGTATCGAAATGCTACATGTAGCAGAATAATACACTAAAAAATATAAGTAAAGAAAAAATTTTAAATATATTTTTTTTATTAATATCCAGTTATGGAATTTCTTCCGCTATATTGAATTTCTTCTTCCTCCTCGCCTCCAAACATCTCGTCATAAGTTGGAAATAGATAGCCAAAGGTAAGAGCTAAGCCATCTGCTTTATCGGTAGAAACACCAATCTTATTTTTAATTTCTTCTTTAGAAATCAAACATAATCTTCCATTAACATCTGGCGGTTTTCTATCAATTGCTAGTAATTCACTTAATAATTCTGCATCATCCTCAATCTTAACTGGATAATCCTCGACCCATTCACGCAATCTATAATAAATTTCTGCTCTCTTATTAGCAAATTTATTAGGATTATCGGCAGATTGTCCAAAGTGAATACCCATAATTCTATCACTTCCACATCTATCAACCAAACCTTCCCAAACAGCAGGGTTATAGCCTTTATCTACAATAATAACGCATCCAGGAATTTCACTAATAATCTCAATAGCTCTAGCAATGATGGCTTTAGTATCCCAGTGTTTATAAATTTCTGTCTTAAAGTGATGACGACCTTTCCTAAAAGAAAACACAGTTCTATCTTTACCAGAACCAGCCACATCTAGTCCTACAATAGTCTTGTGGTAGTTTTGTGGAGGCACCTCACCAATTGTAGCTTGAATCAATTTATTATTGTCAAAAAACGAACTAACAAAGCTAGTTGAGAATGCTTCATTTATTGTAGCTGGATATTCATGTCTAAAAATATCTTCCGCTGAATAACCTTCGTCTTTCCTAGAAACAGAAAAACTAGAAATGGTAAGCTGTCGCCACATCATTTGACCATCGTCAAGATTATAATTTTGCTGATAAACCTTATCCTCATCACTTAATTTCAAACCAGATACATCTTTTTCTCTATATTCTTTCTGCCAAAACCAAGGAATAAATATCAATTCATATTCACTATTACCTTCAAGTGCTTTCCTGCAATAATCATAATACACATTATCCCTACCCTTTGCAGTAGATTCGATAATAATCTCTGTTCCATCAACTCTATGCACAGCGGGTTGCAAAGAAGCCATCAATTCAGGGGCAATTTTCTTATCATAAGAGGAAACCTCTGATAAATGCACTAATTGAGGCGTTGTTCCACGAAATACATCAGGATTAGAAGCTGTAGCAATAGAATACTCACTTCCATTATCAAAGGTTAAGCTAGAAGCATTATCAACAATTTTTCTTCTCTGTAATTCAATTGGTAAATTATTATAATAAACACCTACCATCTTATACAAATCTGATACAGAATCTCTACTATGAGCAGCTAATTTAACCTTAATGTTATTATTAAATAAGATTCTATCAAGAAAGCGACAGGTAGTATAAGTTGTAATTCCCTGTTGACGACCTTTTACAATAATAGCCCTAACATAACCCTTCTTACACTTAATCTCTTCTAACTTTTCATGTAAATAAAGTTGTGCAGAATTTAACTCAAAATCAATTAATCCGCCAGCAGTAGCACTAATTTTGTAGAAGGTTTTACACCTTAAAATAAAGTCGTTCTTTAAAGCCTCTAAATTCTCTAATATTTTAGGATCTATTTCATTCATTATTTATTCCAATAATCATATATTTATTTTTTATAGGGTTCGGGCATAACCAACAATCTCTTAGCTTTAATAGTTGTTTTTCCTTCCAAGATAGCTTTTGCTATCCTATGCCAACCATCGCAAACATATCCTTTATCATCTAAAATAACTGGATAACTTAAATCTGCTTTTTGAACTCTTTTATAATGATAAAGAAAACTATACAAAGTATTCTGGCAAATAGCATGATTCATATTAATCGCATATAAAGGCAAGTCAAACTCTTCTAAATTCTCTGCCAGTCTAATTAATTCCTGAACTTCATAACAATTCTCCCCAATTTGGTAATCGCTGCATAAATAATTAAAATCATCAATAGGAATTGGTTTCATATTTTTATTTTTTATTAGAAAGCATATCCAAGAAGAAATTCCCAGATATATTATTTTGAATATTAGTCTGCTTTTCATTCAATCCTCCACCAACCATCTCGGCAAAGGTTTTAATTGCTTTTATTCTATCATCAGTTGCTGCTTTTTTAATCTTTATTATTTTTTCAGTTTTAGCATCTGTAATCTCATGCTCTCCATAAGCTATATCATAAAGCTCATCAAGCATATCTTCTGCCTTAGTAGAATCACCCTTAATTCCAGCTTCATTAAACTTATCTCTAGCAAATTCTGAAAACTTCTTCTCTGCCTCAATTCTCTTGAGAACCTTCAAAGCTTTTTCAGTTCCTTCATTAACTTTCTGTAAATAATTATCTGACATTAACAAATCTTTAAATTACAAAATAAGCCAGGAGGAGCTATATCAAGAGAATTGAGGCAGAGAAGAAGTTTTCAGAATTTGCTAGAGATAAGTTTAATGAAGCTGGAATTAAGGGTGATTCTACTA